GCTGAGCACCGTTCATGGAAGGCGACTGACCCATGGAACCCATACCGTAGTTCATTCCACAGTGGTCTGTGGAAAACTCATTGTAGTCCTCCTCACCTTCGTCAACCCCTTCATCACCTTCACCTTCGTCATAGGTAGAACCGAAACCAGTCTTGGTGTAGGGGTTCTTCTTGCCTTCGCCGTGGTCAGCACCGCCAGTTACACCGCCAGAACGCATAGTAACTTCGTCTTCAGTGTCGGTATTGTCCATAGCACCCGGAGTGAGTTGCTTTTTATTGGACTTCTTGCCATCACCAATGTTTTCGCGAAGACTTTCGATAGACTCACCAAAGACACCGTCAGGGCCAGTGATTTGGTTGGGGTCGTCAATGTTATCCATAGCAGCAGGTGTGAGCTGCTTGCTCTTGGCCTTAGGCTCGCCCTTGTAGGACTCAGCAAAGGCACCGTCAGGACCGACAATTTGACCGGGCTCATCGGTGGTGTCCATAGCACCTGGAATCAGTTGCTTGTTCTTGGACTTTTTGCCGTCGCCGATATCTTCACGGAGGGATTCAAGGCTACCGCCGCCACCTTCGCCTTGGTCATATTCGGCATGTTCCACCATTTTGCTCCCCTTCATTGACTTCTTGGCGGTTGTAACACCGTCTTCAGTAGTCATTTCGTCGGCTTGAGGACCTTCTGCGTAGAGCACATTGTGAATGCTAACAGACTTGGCACCAGCATCAGATGATTTGGTGCGAAGAACACGCATTGAACCATCGGACATGACGTTTACAGTGCTAACGGCAAACACTTCGTCATCCGGCATTTCTTCGGATTCGGTAGGCATATTGGTTTCAGTCTCGTTACGACCGTAAGGGTCGGTGGCGGTGGACATCTTCGGTTGAACACCATCAGGGTAGTCGCTCAGGCCAGCATCATACTGGTCCATGTTGCTGACTTGGTCGTAACCGTCTTGCTGACCGGCCCAACGAGAGGAACCGTCGCCATCGGGACCAGCTTCAGCGGTGTTCAAACGGTCAACATCTTGCTCACCGTTCATAGCGGTTTGCATACGATTAGCGTCTTGAGCACCACTCTTGGCGGTCTTGAAACGGCCAGTTTGAGCGCCAGCTCCAGCTTTGCCGGTCTTCATGCGGTCAACGTAACCGTTGTCAGCAGAACGAGCGGTCTCGTAACGATCTGTAGGATCACCATCTTCACCAAGGTCCGTTTTTTTACCAAACTTCACCACACCAGGGGCGGGGTTGGTCTTGTAAGATACTTCGTCGTACTCAAGCTCGCCGTGGTCAGCAGCCATCTCGTCCTTTTTGCCTTTGGCCTTGGCTTTCATTTTTTCAACATTTTTCTTGAAAGCTTCTGGAAGTTCACCGTGATTAGAAGATAATTTTTCATCTTCCATCTTTTCGATTTCCTTAGTTTCTTGGGCTTCGTGTGTTTTGCCTTCTTCCTTTTGACGTTTGGCTTCAGCGCTGCGGTCAGCAGCAGCTTTGCGTTCACGCGTTGGTTCTTTGTGGGCTTCGTCGTAGACGTTTTCTACAACTTGCATAACTTGGCCGTTGGCGCCTTGGGCACGCTTCCGGCTGATACTTCCTTGGTCCATAAATTCCTCTTCCGGAAATTGATTTTCGAGGTCAGCCGTTTGCTGAGCGATTTCAGTGCCTTCACGACCTTTGTTTCTTTTGTTTTCAGTAAATTGTTGTGAGTCAGGGTTGGCCATTTGAGCCGCTTCCGGCTCGCTGGTTACAGACGAACCGGCAACATCCTGTAGTTGGTTCACAGGTTGGTTTTGTGAACTTGCTTGCATATCTTGAACGGCGCTCGAAACGTCGTCACGAACCGCAGCAAGCTTTTCCTGCAACATTTGAAGTGGACTTTTCTCAACGATAAGCGTCGGTCCAAGTTCGTCATCAAAGATGTCGGAAGGAGCTAAAGCAACAGCATAGTCAAAAACACCATCAGCTTCAGCGAAGTTGAAGGGTTCCAAACCTTTTACTGCCGGAGGTGAAGCCCCCAGCAAAGCCAAATGTCTAGCGGTCCACTTCCCTTTATGCGGGTTTATGGCAGAGTCAGGGGAGTAAAACGATATCGAGACCTTGCGGTAATGACCATCTTTTACTAAGTCTTTGGCAGCATCAGTGAAGGCCACATCAGCATACAGGTTATCCCCTTGACGGGAAAAACCTTGAATCCAACCGTAGGCGGGGGTACTGTCGTTATCCCCTGAATGACCGATTACTAGGGGTGCTTCGTGTATCGAGGGGTCGTAAGTTTTTACGACTTGATCGAGGTCTTTCGGGGAGAAATTCCTCTGGACCCCTTGAGCAGAGGTCTGATCGCCCGCACGAAACACATGTATCTTCTTTGTAAACACTGTGTTTAGTTAGTGATCCATGTTTATTTTTTACCCTACTTTTTATCCATCCCAACTGCTTGGTCTTCGGTAATCTTCTCATTACCAAATGGTTTCTGTGGTTGTTGTTCATCGCCCATATTTAGCAAGTCCGCAATCTCCTCATCCGACATCTCTGTGTCAGATTGAGATTCCTCGGGAGTAGCTCCGGCAGCGGGTCCGGACTTACCGGTGATTGCAGCAGTTTGGTCTCCAAGAGAAGGTTCCCCGATAGCATCCGACTGAGACTCCTCAGGGGTTGCCCCGGCAGGCATCTTCATCTCTGCACCAGCTTTTGCCATTTCGCCTTCAGCAGCAGATTGCCCAGTTGGAGCACCAGGGGCATTAGGGTCGGTGCCACCACCACCGAATATATCCCCAAAAATATCTTGGTCTTTTTTGGCATCAAAAGTTGTACTTTCTTCCTCAGCCGCTGTACCTTCGGGACCTTTTTCTTCCAACTCAACACGGAAATGACGCTCAATCCATTCCTTACGAGGAGTGTATCCAGATTGAATGAGGAGAGAAAGGTCAGGTACGGAGATTGAGGATTCTTCGATGCGAAACTCCCGTGTCAGTGAGGGGGAAGCAACATCTGTACCAAAGTTCAAATCAACAATCCAACGAATCAGTGTTTGGGTCAATGTGTGGGAGATTGCTTCGGAGAGTTCACTTGCTCGGACTACACGCACCGTGTTTGCTACTTGGGAGGATGCACGGGAACCTGCTTCGGCTTGGCCCGCTTCATTCTCCCCGCAAATAACTAGAGAAATTTCTTTGTCAATGTATTCGATAAGATTTTTGAAAACTTCTGGAGAACCGGAGGGAACCACAAACTCCAATTCATAACCTTCCGGCAAAATCATTGCCGTTTCTTGACTCAAATTGGAAAGGTGACCGTAGAGCGTATCCAGTTCTCTAGTACTTGCTGAGAGGGGTGCTTTAGCAACAGCAGTCGGCGTCGCGTAACGGTCGCCGTAGAGGACATATGATTCGATTGCACGACGCCTAAACTTAACAAGAGGGTAAAGAATCCGACCCAGAGCAGAACCATACGGGTCACCATTGTGAGATACCCAATAACGACTTACAATAAATTTTCTTTGAGGAAGTTCCACACCTTCAAACATCCGGTTGAAGGTCAAGCAACGCATTGTGAAACCATTGGCGGCATCTTCCTCTTCCTGGAAAACAAACCTGCGTTGGTCACGCATACGCACATCAAACGGGATGACCCCTCGTTTTGTTTTCTTCCACATGATTTCCCCAACGGAGAAACCAGTAATCATGGCCTCAGCCATACCTACATAGATATCATCTAGGGGCATTTCCTCTAGAACTTCTGCCACGAAGTCCCGGACAGCCATATCCCCAGGTTTATCTGAATATTGCTGAATATACCACGGTCTAGATGTTACTTCTTGCAGCAACTTGCGGAAGCAGGATTGCACTTGCTCGTCGTAAAGCAATCGCTGATATACGATAAGGGCACGGTTGCCGCCCTTTTGAATAAGAAGGTCGTCGTTTGGACGAACGATTGTATTCCCCTGCCCAGTAAAGGGGGAGGAACTACCGAACATGTATATGGACGATAAATTATACGGGTCGCTCGTATACCTTGCGACTTCCCCTGATGGAACTGGTGCTGTCTTAAAGCGTGACGCCATCCAAAGTCTCTCGCTGTGGCTTAGTTGGTTAGTTTTACCCGGTTAGTTGGCCAGGGTGAAATTCAAAGGAGCTTGAGGAACACCGTTTATAGAGTACAGGATGTATACGGTATATAAACCATCGTCACCCCCAGTGCGCCAGTCTCCAGATACACTTAGTTCAGTTAGACCGTCAACATTTTGTAATATGGAGTATTGGATTGCTGAGTTAATTTGCCCGGGGTCAAGAATCTCAAGCACATAGTCTCCAATCCCGTAGTCAGCAATCATAACTCTCTCATAGTACCTAGTTTCAACAACACTCCGGATTTGTTGAGTTATGAGTGCATAGTCTGTGCTAGTTGCAAGATTTCCATTATCCACTGTCAGGGGATAACTAATCCCTCTAATGGATGCCGATAAGATTTTCGGTTCACTCATCGGATATACCTACGGGAAATTTGAAATTCGAGAGCTGCAACTCTCTTTTTTACTTCTTCGCGGGAGAGATTACTCTCGATAACTTTTCTAACCTCTTTGCGTAAAACATCGAGATTTATTGACTGGTAATAGTTTGGATCTACAAGACCGCCTTCGTCGTTTTCCCCGGAAAGAAGAGAAGTGCAGAGTGTCTCCAAAGAAACACCCTGCTGTTCTGCTTGTCTTTCAAGTTGAAGAAGAAGGGAGTCGGGTAATCGTAGGTTTAGATCCCGGTACATTTGACTCCCTATTATCATCAGGAATTATTAGTTCCCAGACCTTGAGCACTTAACTCATTCTGCATGTTGCCGATGGCAACGCGAATGAGGTCGATTTGGATGCGTTCCAAAGTAGGAACAGGAGTCACAAACACCTTGGCATTAACGATACCGTTTTCCAAATCATCGTTGCTGTTGATGCGACGGTCGCAGATGACTTGGAAGGCATCTGACGGACGAGCACCAAACAGTGCGCCCTTCACGTAGAGTTGGTTGAGAACACTGTTTCCAACCGAGACAATCTGGTTGAATACAATACCAAAACCATCAATAACGTTGAAGATTTGACTGTCGAAGGCACGACGCAACGAACCATAAACCACGTTCATGATAACACGAGTGTTCACAAACTGGTACAGTTTCTGTTGAGCATCGGCAGAGTTTACACGGGTACGTCCACCCCAAATATACACGGATGTCTGGGGATAACCAGGCAGGGTGCGGATTGCGTTGCAACCCTTGGGATTGAGGAGGTTTTGCTGAGCCGAGTTGATCGAAATCTGAGTTGCGTTAGCATCTGCAAGCACGTACTTGACGCCAGCAGGTGGGAACTGATAACCTTCAGAGCGATAACGACGAACGGCTACACCGGTCACATAAGGTGAGGGCGGAATCCATACTCCAGCACCATTCTGGATATAAGGCCCGTAGTAGGCGATAAATCCGAAAGGATTGGAGTAACGTTGGCTATCTTCCAGCAGGCGATTGACATTGTCAACACCGGAGTCAATGAATACAGCCTCAGGAACGCCACCATTGCCAACACCCCGGAGGGCAAGGTCAATGATTTCGGTAGAGGTGATGGCATCGAAGCGCCACAGAGCGGCGGGGGGCATTTCCTCAGCGGAGAAGGTCATTTCGAGTTGTGAGTCGAACAAGACCAACTCACCTGTGGATAAGTCTCCACCGGTAGCCAAAGACGGGATAACCTTCCAGCTGTATTTGCTTCCGTCATAAGCGGCGTAGAAAAAATCGCCAACCGAAACAGGAGTTGTACCGTCGGGAGCAAAACCACCCGCAGTTTGAACCTCGAATTGAACGCCAGTGATAGCACCGGCAAGCAGAGCTGCTTGTAGGGAGTTCTTGGAGCTACCGGAAACAATACCAGCGGCAACACCGTAGGTAACTGGAACACCAACTGTTGCACCATTGCCCGCTGTCGCAACGATGGCGGCAACGTTGATGGAGAATGTTCCACCACCACCACCAAGGATGGCATCAGGAGCCGTCAGAATGTCGGCAACTGTGTAACCCCAACCACCAGAAGTGATTGTAACTGCGGTAACGGTGTTACCAGCAACGGTGATTGTTGCAATGGCGTTACGGCCCGTGCCACCGGTTAGGTAGACACCGGTATAAGTACCGTTAGCATAACCGGCACCACCAGTGATGCTACCGCCAGCAACAGCTCCGAGAACCAAGGGACCGGAGGTACCTGTAATGGAGGGGTTATAGTAACCGGAACCGAGAAGCCCAATGGATGGAACCAGGAAGGCTTCGGGTTGGTACTCTTGGTCTACCGTAGGAACGCAATAAGCGTTGTTGATGTCTGCAACAGGATTGACTGTAGGGTTAGGGAGACTTAGTTTAGGGAGGTAAACAGCGGTAGTGTAATCTTCACCGTAGGGGGAGATTAACGAGCTACCGAGAACCCGAGCACTGGTGTTGATGTAGATGTTTTGAATGGGAGCGCCAGCGGCA